ATCGGGAACTAAATTATGTTATAAACTATCCACAAAGCATAACTATATTGATGTATCCGAAGAACACAGAATACTTTTTTATAATAAAGAACAACAATCTTTTGATTATAAAAACGTATTAGATTTTAAAATTGGCGATTTATTAATTATTAATCCTAAAAACACAAATAACAACGACATATACATAAATAAAACTAAACCAGAAAATTGTAGAAATGGTTATTGGCGTGATATTAACTGTATACCTGATATTGTTACGAAAGAATTTGCGGAATTGTTTGGGTTTTTATTAGGCGATGGTTGGATTAGTAATAACGCTGTGTATATTGCTTTGGGTATTCATAAAACTATAAATGAAAAATATATTAATTATTTAGAAAAATTTTCGAATAAAACAGTAAAACTTCATGGTGGCACCGATAAGACCTCTCAAGGTGTTTGTAATTCTAAAATGTTAAAAACAATATTAGAAAGATTAAAATTTCAAAGTAGTGTATACACTAGAAGAATTCCTAAATGGGTGTTTTCATCTTCACATGAAATTAGAAAATCAGTTTTAAATGGATTAATTGATTCGGATGGTTCACTAAATGTTGATGAATGGGGTTGCGTCAGATATTCTATTGAATTAACAAATGAGGGATTAATTAGAGATGTTAAATTATTGGTTCAATCACTTGGATGGGAGAGTGGTAAAATAACAACTAGAATTCTTAAAAATGGATGTATCGGTGACAGAAAATTTAAAAATCAAAAAAAATCATATTATTTTTATTTTTGTGAGAGCGAAATTCAACAAAAAATGAAATATGATATATCTAATAGAATATCTAATGATTTTATTGTTGAACCAATTATATCTATTGAAAAAATTGGGGAATGTGAAACATATGACATTTATGTTGAAAATGATAATCATAATTTTTATGCTAATGGTGTCGTTGTACATAATTCAATGTTGGACAAAATCAGACGTATATGGAAACAATTACTTTTGGCTGAAGATGCTATGTTAATTTATAGAACGTCACGAGCTCCTGAAAGAAGAGTTTTCAAAGTGTTTGTTGGCAATATGGATGATAAAGATATAGAAGCTTATGTACAAAGAATTGCGAATAAATTTAAAAGAGATCAAGTAGTAGACCAAAAAAATGGTAATGTTGACATGAGATATAATCAAATGGCAGTTGATCAAGATTATTTTATTCCAGTTCGTGACCCATCACAACCAAGCCCAATAGAAACATTGCCGGGAGCACAAAATTTAGGTGAAATTGCTGATATTGAATATATACAAAAAAAGATGCTAGCCGCTCTTCGTATACCAAAAGCATTTTTAGGATTTGAAGATGTTATTGGAAATGGTAAAGGATTGGCATTACTTGATATTCGTTTTGCTAGAACAATTAATAGAATTCAAATGTCATTAATTCAAGAATTAAATAAAATAGCATTAATTCATCTATTCATATTAGGATTAGAAGATGAACTTAACAATTTTACATTATCATTAACAAATCCATCTGGACAATCTGATTTATTGAAAATAGAATCTTGGAAAGAAAAGATTACAATGTATAAAGATGCCACATCAGACCAATCACAGATAGGTATTCTTCCTGTTTCACATACATGGGCTAAAAAGAATATTCTTGGTATGAGTGATAATGAAGTAATACTTGATTTACAGCAACAAAGACTTGAACGAGCCATTGGATTTGAGTTAACAAATACACAATCGATTATAAAACGTTCAGGTGTTTTTGATGATGTAGATAAGAAATACGGTATACCAGAAGAAGAAAGAAAGAATTTAGAAGCATCAATGAGTGGTAATCAACAATCTGGATTATCTGGTGGGTTAGGTGGCGGTGGTACATTAATGCCTGGAATGGGCGAAACTATGCCAATAAGTGCAGTACCACTAGCACCCACAGGGCCAGAACTAGGCGCACCATTAAGTGAGTCTAAAATTAATACGAATAAAGAGAAAATATTATCAATGTTAAATGAAGAAACAAGTTTGCCAGATTTATTTAATGTTGAAAAAGCACAAAAGAATATTTATGAAATAGAAAAAGCAATAAAAGAAACTTTAAATCAATAATATGAACAATTTTGGAACAATTAAAAGTAAGATATTAGAAACAATGATTGAATCTTATGTTAATAATGACAAAAAGACAATCAAAAAACTTCTTAAAGAAATTTCTAAAAATAAAAGCTTTAGAGATTTATATGTTTTTTATGAACATATTGAAAATAAATACATTGAAAATAAAGAAGATGCTAAAACATTTGTTAATCATATTATTCCACTTTTACAAGAACATTATAGTAAAGTAATTCCAGAAATAAAATTGATTAATAAATTAATTGGAAATAAATCAATTGAAAAAAATATTGTTTATGAAAATCTTGATATATTGTCTGAACCTGATAATCTCGAAAATGTTGATAAAAAAATTATTGCTAAATTAAGTATTATTGAACATTTAATTAAACCTAAAGAAATTATTAATGATCAGGATATTCCAATTATTAAAAATGAAACTCTTTTACAAACTGTTTTATCAAATAATTTTAATGCGTTTTATGATAACATATTAAATGAAGATCAAAAATCAGAACTTCGTCAAATACTTTCTTTATCAAATGAAGATATAGAAAATAATTTTACAATATTAAAAGAAGAGATGGTTAGTAAATTGAATAAATTACTAGAAGAAGAAAATGATTTATCAGTTAAAAATAAAATTAATGATGTATTAAAAGAATTGACAACAATGAATATCTCAAAATTTAATTATTATAAATTAACACAATTAAAAAACGGGATTTAATCCCGTTTTTTTTTTGGAATATAAAGATTTTTTTCTTATATTTTATATATTCACCATAAATTATAAAATTATGAGAAAATTTAATGAAAACTGGAAAGACTATAACTCTCGGAAATTATGGAAATGTACGAATTAGATATGGAACCGTAGATTACAAAAAATTAAAAACAATTTATATAAAACTAAATTCTTGGATTCTGCCAGAAAATGATGGATATGAATTTAATGAACTTCTGTCAAAGGTCAAGCGACGAATTAAATCAAGAATATATAATTTAAAAACAGATTACTTTAAAAAAGAATCTATTGTAGACCTAGATGTTAGAACAAATGGAATTAAATTAGGTAAGAAATCCTTTTTAAATTTAGAAATAACATTATATACACAAAAATTATTTGATATTAAGTCTAAAGAAATTAAATCATTTATAAATAATCTTTGTTTAGATATAATTGATATTGATTTATCCGATAAAGTCTTATTTAATTTTTATAAAAATAAAAAATAGTTCAAATATCGATGTATTTATAATAAAAACTATAGATGAAGATATTAGACAATGGAATCACATATATTTATTGTCTTGCAGACCCTAGTGGTGATATAAGATATGCCAGTAAGTCTAATAACCCTGTTCGTTATATTGATCATTTAAAAAAATCAAAATATAAAAAATATTATAAAGATCGCTGGGTAAAATCTTTATTAGAAAATAATCAAAAGCTTGAATTAATAATCTTAGACTCTGTTCCTTATTGCGAATTTGGGTTTTGGGAAAAATTCTATATTCAATTTTTTAAAAAAATCATACATCAATTAATTATGTCTTGCAAAATAAAAGAAAACTACTGACAGATTTAATTGGTCATATTCTAATATTTATAAAGTATGAAAGATGGAATGAAATATAAAGACGATAGACAATTACTCATAGAATATGACGCTGGTCATATTTCACCTGACGAAAATAAAAAAATAATTTCTGAAATAAAGGATATGGATTTTCAACAAGATTTTATCCTTTATGCTGTTTTACAGAAATTTGGGGTACCAAATAAAAATGGTAGAATTTATCCCGAATCTGTCTTAAAACGAGAAATCGAAAAATATCAACTTATTATAAAAAATGGCGGGGCGTTAAATGAACTTAATCATCCCACATCTTCTCTTATTGATTTAGACAGAATTTCTCATTCAATTTTAGATACATGGTGGGAAGGAAATGTCTTATTGGGAAGAGTTAAATTATTTACATCGCCAGGATGGAAAAAATCAGGTATTATTAGTTGTAAGGGTGATCAGGCTGCTATGCTATTAATGAATGGTGCAACATTAGGAATTTCTTCACGTGGCATTGGGTCATTAAAAAATGAAAAAGGTCTAAACATAGTTCAAGATGATTTTGAACTTGTTTCTTTTGATTTAGTTTCATCACCATCAACGCCAGGTGCATATGTATTTAGGGATTTAGACGATATAGTAAAATTTGAAATAAATGATCCTCAAGAAAATACTGTTGTGGAAGATAGAATAAAAAACCTCATGTTTAAAATGGATAATTTTCTATCAAAATAGTGATTTTTTTTTAATTTAATGTATATAAATATAAACTTTTAATAATTACATAATATTTATAAAAACAAAAAGAAATTAAAATGGCTCAAAAATCTATCTTAGAACAAGCATTACTTCAAGTTGAGAAACTTGAAGATGCAGTAAAAGCAAATGCAAAAGGTATACTTGCTTCAACCATGAAACAAGAACTAAATGATTTGCTAAAAAAACAAGAGGATGAAAAAGAT